CTACCCAGCCTTGCGCTCCGCTGTGACAACCGCAGACACGCTAAAGACAGGTGCTAGTGCTGTGCTGACGTACTATCGCAGCATCGACAACGCTAGGGGCATCACCTTCACAGATGGCCTGCTGTCCAGCGCAGGGTCTATCAATCTGATTGAGGCACTGTAATGGCTAGAGCATTCTCAACAAACGTACAGGCTGCTATTGATAGTGACAGTGCTGAGTTCTTCATGCTGATTAAGCTGTCGTTCAACTCAACCTATAACCTCACAAGTCTCCCATATGATGTGGTCTACGATGGTGACACGTACACCTCAGATGGTGGCTTGTTTGAAGTCTCAAGCCCCAGGTTCTCATCAGTGGTCGATCGTGAAGCCTACCGTGTGGTCATCGCGGACAACATCAACGCTATGCTGGCTGAGTTCAAAGCTAATGTGGTCGGGCATGATATCTCAGTTAAGCTGGGTTTCGTGGCACCTGATGGCACTCCTTACTTGGACACGGCTGACGTTCTGGACATCTACAATGGCACAGCAGACAGCCCAAGCATCTCTAACGACTTAGAGCAACGCTTGGCTATCATTGAGGGCACTAGCCCTATGGCTGACCTAGACTTCGTAAACGTGTTCTATACATCTAAGGATGGCATGGATCAACGCAACGCAACAGACACTTCGTTCGATGACATCTATGCAGACCACGAAGTCTCAATCAAGTGGGGGAAAATCTAATGGCATTAACAGCAATCGCAAAAGCCATCATCAATATTGTAATGACAGTAGCTTCTGTAGCCTATCAAGCGGCACAACAGAAGAAAATGAAGAAGGCTATGGACGCTCGCAAGGGCTTTGAGTTCACAGTCTCTGGTGAGAGCGCACCTCTACCTGTCGTCTACGGTAAACAAATCATTGGTGGCGTAGCTACATCACGTAAGGTGACTACAGGCTTTCAGGAAACATCTTCCACAGAGGACACACTGTTCGCTGAGGGCCTAGCAACAACAGCAGTCACAGGCACCAAGAGCGAGTTCTTGCACGTCCAATACGCCCTATGTCAGGGTGGTATCGAAGGCGTCCAAAGCATGTTGGTCAACGGCCTAGCCTATGACGACGCTGAGGCTGGCTTCAAGCACCGCATCCGTATCTTCAATGATGGCCCAATCCCAGTCTCTAGCTCCTTCATAGCTATGGGCTTCCCAGAGAATAATCGGTTCACTGGGGCCGCTAGCTCAACAGCGACCTTCAGGCTCAACCGTGACGACTACAACTACAATGGTGAGCCTAGCGTTCAGTTCCTAATGAAGGGCCGCAAGGTTCGTGCAGTGGAGTTGAACACAGGTGTCTACAGCCTCAGCACTAGCTGGGTCTACAGCAACAACCCTGTGTTGGTCCTGCTCGACTACATGACGAACGCTGAGTTCGGTCGTGGTCTGCCAGTGGCTAAGCTGGATCTGGAGAGCTTCTACAACGCTGCTGCTGTCTGTGATACTGTTGTAACCTCAGGTCGTTCTATTGGCGGTCTAGTGAATGGTGGTCCCGGTACACGCGACATCCCGCTCTATGAGTGCAACATCACTCTGGACACTGAAGCTACCATCCGTGAGAACATTGAGCGCATCCTAGAGACTATGGGCTTCGCTGAGATGATGTGGTCTCCAGAGGGCAGATACAAGCTCACCTTGGACTACCCAACGTCTTTAGCTGCCACTAACGCTTTGATCCCTAGCACTCACGTCTTCACTGATGACAACATCCTGCGTGATGAAGTCGCTCTATCGTGGCTGTCAGCTTCACAGCGTAGCAACCAAGCTACAGTGAACTTCATGAACGAACATGAGGACTTCAAAGAGGACAGCATGACTTGGCCTGTCTTTGGCTCTGCAACCTACAACACTTATCTGACTGAAGACAACCAACAGCCACTTAGGAAGAACCTTCAGGTCGCAGGTATCACTGACCCTTACCATGCTCTAGCTAGGGCTGAACAAGAGGTCCGAAAGTCACGTCAACTATTCACGGTTGAGTTCACTGCTGACAAGCAAGCTCTCTCTGTGGAGATCGGGGATCTTATCAAGCTGACCCTATCTACATCTGGGTTGACTGACGAGATCTTCAAGGTGAACGCTATGGAGGTCCGAGCAGATATGTCTGTGAAGATTAGCGCCTATAGCTTCAGCCATGAGATGTTGGCATGGAACGTGAACGACGACATCGCTTACGCAACACGTCCTACATATGATTTTTCCATAGATGCCCCTGTGACCGCTTCCTTTACAAGCGAAGTGTCCGACGTTCTTGGGACTGCATCTGGTAAGCTGTCGTGGGTTCCTGTTACTGCCGGTTCCTCAACTCAATACCTTATTGAGCTTTCAGCTGATGATGGCGTTACTTGGCAGACTCTGGGAACGACGAGAGATAGCTCTTTTGACGTTACCGGGCTTAAGACTGGTTTTTATGATTTCTCTATCAGAGCTCAGTCACCTTTAGGGACACTATCTAGTAGACTTCTTTTACCAGACCAAACCATTCAGCTCAAGACTGTTGGCAAGGTAGCGGTTATCTATGCAGATACTGGAACTTTGGCGACTAACACTCAAAGCTATGACTTAAATCTGAATACTTTTGTTGCTTACTACGAGCATGATGGTGACAGACCCACTCTACCTCTTCGTGCTGGCTTAGAGTTTACTGAATTTGTTGGAGACCCGGGTTCTGATGCCCCTCGCTTTGCTTCCAGAACTCTATACACTAACCCTGCTGTTGCAACTCCTGTTGATGCCACACCTTCGGCGACTATTACTTGGTCTACTGGAGCATTAAGTGGTATTACTTCAGGTTGGTCGTTAACACCACCCACCCATGTTGCCAGCTCTACCAATAAAGTTTGGTCATCTGAGTTATCGTTTATAGACACTACTGCCCCCTTCTCTACTAGCGCGGCGACAGGGAGCACCGCAGTTATAGGCACATCCTTTTCTGGCCTCGTCACTTTTACAGGTGGTGACTTTGCGGTAGATGGAGCTACTATCACTAGCATTGAGGGTGGTAACATTGCGACTAACACTATCACAGCATCTGAGATAGCTGCTAATACTATCACGGCATCTGAGATAAGCTCTGGATACATTTATGCAGGAACCATAGACGCAGATAATATCAATGCAGGTACACTTAATGTTGACCGCCTCCCTGGACTTGTTAGACAGGCTTCGTCTTCAGGTGTAGGTTATAACACCACTTCTGTTTCGTTAACTGGCGTGACCGCAGGATCTACTGTTATTGGTTTTGTATCTTCAGCCGCGAGCTTAGGCGGCACACAAGGATATGCGGAAATAGCAGCAACCATGACTGGGGCAACATCCATTGGGACTTACAAGTACATGGTGGGTGCAAACACTTCGGGCAGTGCAACCCGTTTCCTTTCAGACAACAGTGCGGCTGCTGGTACCGTGACGCTGACTTGCACAACTTCAGGTTCAAATGTGAGCGGCGGTAGTACAACTAACGTAACATTGATGGAGTTTATCAAATGAGATACATTATCTTTGACAGTAACAACCGCGCTATTGGTGACTTGGACTGCTACGAAGTTGACTTGGCACTTAATACACCTACGGGAACAACTGCTGTAGCCTCTACTGAAGCCTTTAAGAATAAGGCGTTAGTAGACGGTGTCGTTGTTTCAATACCTCAGAGTGAGTTAGACACCCTCGCTACAGAAGGAGTAGTGTTTGAATTAAGGTCACAAAGGAGTGCTTTACTGAGAGCATCAGACTTTAGTCAAATGCCTGATGCTCCTTTTACAGGGGATGAGAGGGCAGAGTGGGGGGTTTATAGGCAAGCTCTGCGGGATTTACCACAACAAAGCGGTTTCCCTAATACACACACATGGCCTAATAAGCCCACAGGAGAAGTATAATGGCTAGATCAAAGATCAGCACGACAACTAACGACGTAATCACAGACGATGGTTCTATCCTCGTCTCACTAATCGACGGTGAACAGCACCGCATGGGTGTGACCCTTGGGTGGCTCACTAACCTCACAGGCTACACTATCACAGCTAAGGTTGTAGAGGCTGCTAACGTACAAGGCTCAGCTACGGTCCCAACAGATGTTCAACCTAGTGGTGACGTTCAGACGCTCACAGTCATTGATGCTACAGTCACAGACAACACTTTTGAGCTTGTGTTCCCAAGCACCCTAATTGATGCATGGGCTACCACACCTGAGCCAGATCAACCTGTCTATGGCTACATTGGCCTAGAGGTGGCTGACACAGGTGCTGGTGCATCTCAGCTAATCTGGAAACCCATTCGTGGCCTCGTTGAGGTACGCTATAGCCCATCGGAGGCAGTTTAATGTCGTATACTACAACAATCACAGGTAACACCCTCACCGTTGACCTAACGCAGTCAGGGGGCCAAGGTGCTGGCTTTCTGTGGAGAGATGAGTGGTTAACAGCCACAGCCTACAGCGTGAATGATACTGTCGCCACCGGGAGCAACACCTATGTCTGTGTGGTTGCTCACACGTCCGCTGCATTGTTTGCAACAGACTTAGCTGCAGTTAGCTGGCAACTCATCCTGCGCAACCAAGTCAGGAGTGAGACCACAGGCGTCACAGGTGCAGACGCTATCACTAACATGATGTCACTAACGACCGCAGAGTACGCTGCAATCACACCTGATGCATCTACACTCTACGTTATAAAGGATGTATAACTATGAGTATATTCTCTATTTCTTCAAACGTCCTTGGTATTAGGGTTGGCTCTGGCTTAGGCAAGGCGGTTTACCTTGGTACAACTGCAATCTTCTATGAACCCTACACTGCTGGTGCCCTATCGCCTGATTTAGTCCTAGACTTCGCTAGTGAATACTACCGCACATCAGGCACTGACACTACACGTACCTCAGCCGTAACTCACAGCCGTGCATCTAATGCCACTATGGTAAATAGCTCTGGTACTATTGTAACGGTAGGCAATAACGTTCCTCGTACAGGCCACCACATCTATGATGGCTATGAGTGGGTTAACGAAGGCATCCTTCATGAGAGTGAAGCTCGTACTAATCTGATACCAGATATGCACGGCT